GTTAAAATTAAAAAATATGCCAAGTCCTGGCATATTGATTAAAATAGTATCAAATGCCAGAGTATATTTATACACCCCTCTTGACATTTGGGTGTTCATCTTGTTTGTAAATTTCAAAGCAGATGTTATCTTTGAAATATTTTATTGACTCCATAAAGCTGACGTGTCTGTGTTAGACTTACATGGAGTTTTAGGCTTAGCAGCTGTTTTATTGCTATTTTTGGCTGCTACCGTTGTACTAGGAGGTTTATCCAAAACCTCAGATGTATTATCCATAATTTTGGTTGCCACTGAATCTCCAGATACTTTATCTGGATTAATGAGTTTAGATGCTCTCGCCCCAGATAAGGCTGCTGCGGTTTCTGCGTTCGGATGGCTTTTATACATAGAAGCAGGTAGATACGCCAAATTATCCTGTAAAGAATTGCCAGTATCCACCATCACATATGTTGAAACTCCTCCTGCGGACGCTGTAAACATAGGAGCCAAAGTATGAAATCCAAATCTGGTCTCATCGGCTAAACCTACAGAAATATCTACATCCATCCTAAGTTGTTGAGCTGGCGTAGTTACATTACGGAAAGGACTTTTAACTCTAAAAACTATAGATCCTAAATTAGAAGCCGCGCTCATTAATCTTCCGTCATCGTATTTGTGAAACTTTGTTGGTGACCCTATAAATTTAAACGAAGATATATCAGGAATAAAAAACTCCGTGTACATCTTCCCTGACTGTTGGGAAATATTCAAAGCCCTAGGCACGGCTGGAATTACATCGGCGTATGCATCAAATCTATCAACATTGGTCTTACTATATGAATATGGTTCTACGTCAGTTAATAAAGGCGGAAGCACAGCAAGAGTTGGTGGCACATAAAAGCACTCAACTTTAGACGCAGAATTAGAAACAAATTCAGTATCAGTCCTAAACAAGAAATCTAATCTCACCTTAAAACCCATACCAGTTTTACCGTAATACATACTTGAGATTAATCCTATATTTTTACTAGGATTTACACTCGCTTTATATATATCTTTTCCCCAGTAAGTCTCTGATATTATATCTGACAATACTATCTCCCTAACAAAAACGGGAGTATTATTCAAATTCACACTTTCTAAACTATAAACATTATACATCCTTCTAATCAAAGGTCTAATATCATAGTTAGGTGTTAGTCTATTAAAGTGATTAGGGTTTTCTGTCACTCCTTGAGGAAAAATATCTACAACTGTTTGTTCGGGATCCTGTGGTTCATTCATTGGTTTTACAGTTGGCATACAACTTTGTGAACTTTGAGCAACCCACATGGATTCAGAAGTTGGTGTTACGCTATCTAAACTGACATTCTTGTTTACATATCCATAAAACTGCAATCCCTGCTCTTCATCGGGAGATCCTGACATATACACATTAAATGACACTTCTGTAGGACTACCATCACCAATTATTAATGGTTGAGCTAAGTATACCAGATAAACGCCATGTAACAGTCCTTCAGAAACGTAATCCTCACAACATGGCATTAACTCGTTTCGATGCAAGTAAGGCAAATCCACACAATATTTTTGGGCTCCCGCTGAAAATTCAATTAATTGAGATGGTGCGTTAGACAATGACTGCATAGTGGGAACACTTTCAGCTATCCTTTGAGAAGGGTTGTAATACTTTATTATTTTAAGTTTACAATGCGACTTGTTATTCATCACGGCTTCAATTTCAACATCCAATCCTCCCCTCCAGTAACGATGTAAAGCGTGCATCAATTCTAGATTGTTAGCATGAATTCTAGTCTGTTTAGTATAATCGCCTGATGCGTAATATGGTTGTGGTCCCAGCCCTCCTCCTTGATTAGGAGAAATTGGTCTGGAAAACAACAACGTTCCGGGCGCAGTCGAGGTTGTTACACTAAAAGTACCTAAATACTGTTTCTTGCTACATATATACTTAATAGACATTTCATCCATCTCACTTCCAAAAGCCGGTTCCTTGTATATTCGGTTAAAGTTATGAATAGGATCTAATCGCTCAAAATACTGGGGTATGTCTACAGCGTTGTTAAAATTAGCTCCTGTGGTTATTACTCTATTAGAAATTACGGGAACATTGGGATTGTGCAATCCTGTAAATCTCTTAATCAATCCACGAGCGGTGTCAATTGCATCCCCGTAATAAGGATAAAACATTTTACCTCCGAATTGAGCTAAATCTAACAATCCTGTTGTAATTTGACTCATAATTCCAGATTGTGGTACCCAATCATTATCATCTAAAAATCGTGGAGTTGGAACAGCTAATTCGAATTCATCAAATATAGCTTCAAGTACTAAAGTCAAGGGAACAGAAGCCGTACCAGGTCTCAACGGATTCAACACTAATGCGGCTATTTTAGCGTAACAACCTAATCCTCTACTTTTCGCTGTAGCATCGTAAGTCAAGGCTATAGGTGTATTGGCCTTATCAACGTTTGATGCTGTATCAAAATTTTCCACATATGACTCGCACATATCGGTATTACAATACCACGGAACATCTAAAATGGCTGACGTCGCTTCATTTGCAAATAATCTTATGTGGGGACCTGATAACATGGTATTAACCAAATTAACAAAATTAGTACCCATATTTAATTTAGCGGGTCTTAAATCCACACCAGGAGGCAAAATAGCTACCAATAAGCACCCTGCATGAGTTAGTGTACCGTTCAACGAGACATGTATCTTCAGCGATGGCTTCATTAACGAACCGACCTTAACCGCTTGTTTTAAAGATTTGTTAGACAATATGACATCAGCCGGCAAATTTTCTACCGGTAAGGTCAATAACGAGTATTGAGCTGCTGTGTCTGACCAATTAGCAGACCCTAACCAAAAGGGTCGCTTAATAAATGGCTTCATATCCAATTTATAATCTGGAGGTATTTCGTCCTTAATTATAAGTTGGTTATTAGGTGAATGGACAATGTGTGTTGTTCGGGTGGAAATAGACGCAATTTTATTTTCAACGTGTGTCGATTCTCCATCTTCAATCATGTCCAAATTAGATTGTACATTATTTATAAATTGTTTATCATTATTCTCAAAGTTTTTAGTTGCACAATTCACTTTCAACAAGCTAGTGCAAAAGCTTGTATACCTAATTAAATAAACCGTTTGCAGCATAGCAAAATTTATAGGTGTCAATTTCTTTTGTAACTATATACACGCAAACAGAGTTATGGGTTACCATCCTGCATTATAAGAGTATATTTGCAAAATATACAATCAACAGTTTTAAGTCATATTGAGGACCCAGATATTTAATTGTAAAAATTTTTCTTCAGCATATCCATAACGGATTCGTACCCGTCATCACTATTTAGTATGGATATTACTTTCTCTTCTGTGAATAAACCATTAATACCATTCTTCCGGAAAAATGACACAAACAACTCAAAACAACCAACACTATGTAAATACGCCTCAATTAGCACTGCATTACACTTATCTCTCATTAAATCATCATACGTCAGACTATCTCCCACCTTATCTACGCTATACCATTGTATAGTATTAAACAAGGTGTTAATAGATAAGGCTCCAACGTACCGTTTCAATACTGGATGATACACTATGTTCCGTTTTAAGAAGTTAAGATCCATTAATTTACGAGATGCATTAACTATAGGTGATTTATCACCATTAGTAACGGTCATTCCGAGACTTTCAACTACATTCTTAACTGTTAACAAATTATAATTGGAATTGATCTTACTACCAAATATTTTGTCATCTCCTCCTACATAAGCTTTAACTTTATGCAAAAAATCATCTACAGTAGCGTTGGCATTATTCCTATACAATGTTAATGCAACTAATGCCTTATTTACTAGACAATTCATTAAATAAGTCAACCACGATCCAGAAGGCATGGAATGAGTCGCTGCGTACAATTCATCGGCTATCAATGTCCAGCAGCGCGCCATAGTAACTATAACATAGTTTAAAACTTTGGAATTACTTCCCTGAAATCTTTCCATCAATGCCGTTCTAATTTCTAGCATAATCAACGCTAATAACGATCCATCCCATTCACCATAATCTTCATCACCAAAAATTTCCATATCTCGCAAATTGTTTACCATTTCATCAAAGTCTTTGTACGGATTAAATCCTACGCATACTCCAAACTTGTGTAAATGCTTCTTAAACCAAGGTATTAATTCGCCTAGCAATTTCTTTGACCACCATATATGAGGGAAAGGCATAACTCGAAACAATCGGGGTTTATGAATTTTATGTAATGGACGTAATTCATCTTTAAACGTCTCTCTGCATACAAAATCATCCTCACAAAATATTTCTTGAATGGCATTATCTTTAAACCTGTCAATAACCTTCCTTCCTTCACCAGTTAATCTCTTATTATCAAAATCCAAATACTTATCTTTACCTACTAAACACGCGAATCCATTAGATGTATCTTTTTTAAAACCTTTGACATTAGCACCTCCGAATGAAGTTTCCTCATCACTTAACTCATGAATTTTCGAAGGCAAAATTGCTCCTATACATTCTCGTATAAACCTTAATTCTTCTTCTGTAACGTTTCCTTGATGTTTAAACGACTTCTTTCCTACTCTTAGCATGTTTTCCTTAACTTCTTTAGGGTTATCTCCAAATACAGGAGGTTGTTTAAATTCAACTTCCGCGGGTGCGATCAAATTTTCCATTTGCAATTCATGTATAGTTGAATATAATTTCTGAGTGTGTTCATTAGTGCTAATGTGCATGTCAGATGGAACAAAAGAAGTTTTTATATGTTGGGATCCATAATTATTCCACTTGCTCTCGTCATTGTAAGTTAACCTCACTCCTGAAAACTGAGGCACAACCTTATCCCTAACTTCAAAACTCGATTGCATACCGCTACTACTCATCACATCGTTAAGTTCCGCGCATAACCAATCAGGAAAAATTTGGGCAAACCCTTCTTTTCCATTTCCTGTAACGTGCACTCCTACTACTCTATCATTATCATAAATAGCAGATCCACACAGTCCAGCTCCTTGAACATTGTACTGATACCCTGAACCACTTTCATGAATTATAGTCTTAGTTTCTCCTTTTACTTTGTACTTATATAATATTCGTTCTTTGTTTTTTCCAACGTTTACATTAGGAACCAAAGGAATAATACCATATGGCGATACAAAGGCGTTAACACTAAATTTATTAATATCAGTCCCTCCGAACCTAGCAAAAGTTTTATAAAATGGTACTATGTCTGTGAACTCACAAATACAAATATCACTAAGTAAATAATTTTTAAGAACCTTTACTTTGACACTTTCCATTTCTTTATGTCCCTCGTTGAAATGTTCTATAGATTGATAAACATCCAGCACAACCCCATCTGGGTCAAAGTGGGAATTAGTCAAAAATCTCTTCCCTGATACAATTACACAAGAATGAACTCCTGTTTGTACGTTAACTACTATACGACAATGATTTTTCTTAAAAGCCTCAGCACTTGTAGTATTAAATTTCAAATCTCCATACAAATCTGTAACTCGTTTTTTGGACTCATTAAATTGATGTGAAGTGATGCTGTTGCCTGATCTTCCCAGAATCCAATCGAAAAAACCAGAAAATCCAGCTTGAGGTTCGGAAATTGTCTTCAACATAATTATCAATGTAAAATAATATACTAGTAAAAATATAGTGGTGTCGTCCAAAGACCTGATAGTATTAATAACAGCATTAATAACAGTGTTGTATATACTAAGGGTTTTTTCTGCTACGTAACACAATCCTTCTTTTACATAATTTCTTACGACACTATAAGCTACTCTGTTATTCCCGACATAATAAGCTACCTGCTCCTCTCTAACGTGAGATACATTACGACACATACCGCACGTTCGACTAAGTGAATTTGTAGTCAGTGATTGCAATACAGAGCACTGTGCGCACATAGTATGGCCACATGGAAAAACACATATGGGTATATCTACTGGCCTTCCATGCGAATCAACTTCTCCCATGTCGCTATAATTCGTTAAGCAAGCGTAACAACCACTTGCATTAAATTCGTGAACTTCATTAAAGTCTCCCTTTAGTAAATTTGTAATGAAAGAAAACACTCCTGATGCTAATACTTTGAGCTCTTCACTAACAACTCCAATCCCTTCTATGACAAAAGCACAAACAGGTTTTATAATTTTGTAAAAGAATTTTGTGATTAACGTCGAAAAGAAAGTCTTAACGTATGTTCCTAAATAATTTGTATACTCCAGAAATATATCTCCTCCTCTTAATAATGCATTCCATGACTGATTAAATGAATCATATAACTCGTCAAAAAATTGAGGTCTGAATGAAGCCAACCTCGCTCCTCGCCCTGCTAACACGTCTGATATGATACTATCATTATCAATTTGTCTGTTCACTAAATCCCTATCCATTTTATTAGATTCTTCAAGATGTTTGTACAAAGTATACAACCACTTCAAAGCCACCCCTAATCCATCTTTCCTAGGCGTATCAATAACATAAGGAAACTGCATTGCTGGATCTTCATCACTGTGATGACTTGTTGCTACATCATTAACTCTCACAAAACGCTGTTGCCACTGGTTCACTCTCTCGTCAAACTTGTTATAAGTTAGACGCTGCGAAAATCCCGCGCCAGCATTCTTCTTAACTTCAATCAAATGCACTCGCCTAAATAAAGCTTCAGGGCACGATATACCATCCTTTGATACGAAACCTCCCAAGTGCTTAAAATTATTAGTTGTACACAAAATTACCTTAGATTGGAAAAATTTTGTATTCTTCTTATCTGCTTGAGCGCAATCTAAAGGATATTTAACTGGAGAAACAAAATTAATTATAGTCCTCCACTGAGATTTACCTTGTTGTCCTACGTCGTCCATAACAAATACATCCTGATTTAGATAATCATCATAAAAATCCTTGGACGCATCAATAGGTGGCACGGTGTGAGTAATTACTGACATGTTGTCAGCTTTAAGCAATTCTACAAACTTATTCATCAAAACAGACTTACCACTTGATGGAGGACCATCAAATACTATACATATTGGCTCTTCTCGTTCGGAAGTAGAATATGTTCTGGCAAATTTAACTAAATTGTCTTTATATGCTATCCACGTACTAATAAAATGTTTGTTATCATTATTCTTTACATAATCCTGAAATGACGTATCAACGTTCAGCTTATCATACAACGTTAAAACGTCATTTCTGAACACTGGGTTATGTAAAATAGACTGATCCTTTATGAACTGCGTGTATTGTTCCACAACATTTAATATATGGTCATAATGATCAAAAGGGGCGAACAAATATTTTACTATATCAATAAACGAAGATGCTATTGCTGCAAATTGTGAAAAACAAGGGTAAGAAAATACATATTCTAATACTGATATTATTATGTCCCTTATCTTTGAAAACATCATTGAGAACGAATGAGAAGCGTGAATTTTAGTGCCTGTTAATAAAGCAAAATTTCTAATCTTTTCTAGCAACCATGAAGGCACACCTACAAGAGAAAAACCTGCCATTAATGCTTCTAAAGAAAATGATTGGGGCTCAAACTGTTCATTGTCCCAAACACTTTCACTCGAATCACTCATTAATGATTTAATAAATGATGAAAACTTTAATAAATTGTACAAAAATTGTAAAACTCCATAAATACCACACAAGGCTGTAGACGCACTTAAAAATATGCTAATGACTAAATCTCCTAACTTAACCCAATCAATTTTGTGCAGTATAGAAAACGCTGTTTTAGTTTTAATTACATATCCTTTAATGATATCTATTATTCCCAAAAATTTTGTTCCTAAAGATGCCCCTGCATTACAAATCTCCGTAAAAAATCTTTCTAATTGAGGGAAAGCCTGAGGTTCAAACCATCCTGTTTTATCTATTACTACAAGTAGCGTTTTCAAGCGTTTGGTTTTAATAAATTCACTAGACTCCTTATATTTATTTTTAATAAACTGTTTTGAACATTTAATGATAGTCTTGCGCCTTAAATTGACGTAATAAATGTCATTGCTGTCAGCGTGATTAATAAATTTGTATTTATCGGAATCTCTGTCGAAAAACTGTACATATGAAATAACAACAGACAAATCAGACGACTTCACTCTATTATTATTTGATTCTGCATATTCATATCCATGTTCGTTGTTTATCGTTTTTCCGCTACGGCCAATCGATCTACAACTTAATCTTTGTTTAAATCCTAATACGGGCTCATTGTTGCTTAGTTCCAGACCAGTCTTTGATGAGTGCAATAAATTGATTTCATCTACTGGCGTGTTAGTCTCACAACAATGGGTTTGGTTCTGTATACATACTCGGTCATAATTTTCGTTATGGGGGGAAGCGACTAGTAAACTTGCAGACTTTAAGGTTAGTCGGACCATTAAAATCTGTGATAATATCGAAAATGGCGCGTGTATACGCACTAACGGCACGTTCATATTATCGCGTCCTGGCAATAAGTCAAAAATTTCCATTAAGCAAATCAATGAAGACAGTATAAAATACTATATTTCTTGAAAATACGTTCAAATTAACTCAAACCACAATATCGCTATTCTATATTAATAAGATTCTAAAATCTTACCAATATATTTCGCAATACAATGAAATGAGTGAATAAA